AAGATATTAGAAGATTTCTTGTCGATTGACTTGCAATTGTTTTACGCTTGCCCTATAGTTGTAGTTGTAAGGGATAGGGACTGAAAGACAGTTCCTCGAGGAAAGGGAAACAATGACACGCAAAGACTACGAGGCAATTGCGAAGGAAATCAAGCACACGATGGGCTACCTTGAAGGTGAACACTCACCTAGTAGGGTATTTCTTTTGTTTCTTGGCAACTTCACCGAATACATGAAAGAAGATAACCCAAACTTCAACGAGTCCAAGTTCCTCAAGGCTTGCGGCTTTGATGTCCTCTAAATACTAAGGGATACCCCGTGCGCTGTAGGCGTGCCGTTCAATCGGGACACGGGACAAGGCGAAAGCCGACACACAACAACAAAAGAAAAGGGGCAAGCATGAAAGAGCAATTTATTAGCACTGGCAAGCAATGCGAAAGTATCGCCGAAAGCATGAGAGCACAGGCGAGACTATTCCGCAATTTGGGCGACAATGTGACCGCCGAAAAATGGGAAAAGCAAGCACAAGTAGAGCAAGCATTTCAACAGGCATACACCACGGGCGAGCCTTTGGAAATTACAATTCCGAAATGGGGCAACTAATGAACATAGAAAAGAACAGCCACGGGGCATATGTAATCGCCGACATTGTTACCGATGGGCGCGACACATGGCGAGAGGCAAAACAGTTCTATGGATACACAAAGCGAGACGCAATCCGCCTCTATCGTGAACACTTGCTAGAAAAGAAATACACGGTAGCACCCGAATACTAAACCCCGAAGGGTATCCCTAGCCCGATACAGTCGGCGCAAGCTCATGACTTGACTAGGGAACGATACAGTAACTACACTGTATTACAGTTAGACATATCAACAACAACTACAAAGGGGAAACAATGGAACGGACAACAGACAGACAACTAGAGCAACTGGTAGAGATGATTGCCCAAGAATTCAGATGGGCGAACCTTCTACCCGATGAAACAAAAATCGTACTAGACAAGGGCAGCAAGACTTACGGCAGAGCCTACCGTCTCTACTCAACAGGCTATGCAGGAAACTCAGGCTACTCAGACAAGCCACTCTATTTAGGTGACGGCTACCTAGGACTCACCAAACGGGAAGCCTACCTATCCTTGCGTGCAATCTTGCGCACACTGGAAGCCGTGAGGGGGGCGAAATGATAATCGACTTTCTTTACACAGGGCTCACTGCTCTAATCATGGTGTCGCCCTTCATAATCGGGGCAATCGCACAACAAGTAAACAATAAACGAAACAGGGGCAACTAATGGAAGCAACACAAGAACAACAACTAGACCACGCTCTAGCCCGTATCCAATCCGCAATGGTTGAATGGGGGCTAGACGACTGGCTAGGACACAGAAAAGCCGAAACCGTAAGCCTTTCAGTAGATGGGGCAATCAACCTACTAGACCTAGTGAACACGCTCACGGGCGAGATTGACAGGCTAGAAAAGATAATCGCATACATCGACAACAAGGCAGGCAACTAATGGCAACAGCACAAGAACTAGCCGAAAATATCGGCAAGGTAGCACACCTCAGTGTCGCAGGGTCACGCCTACTGAAGTTCAATGTCGTGATATTAGACGCACGGAAACGCTACGGAAAGCTGGATTACAAGGTGACACCCGTAGCAGGTGAGGGGGAAACATGGCACGAGGAAAGCCAACTGACCTTCTATCCTTGACATTCAATAACAGATGTACTACGGTTAGACATATCAACAACAACGAAGGGAAATAGACATGGGCTTAGACCAATTTCTATACGCAAGTAAAAATGTAGGCAATGCAAAATGGCGAGGCGATGAGGAGAACAAACAATTCTCCGAAATCATAAACGCCATGAACGCTCACGACATGGTGGACGGCGAGGAAATACCAAACGCTACTGTCATGTTGAGGGTGGGCTACTGGCGCAAGGCTAACCAAGTACATGGCTGGTTCGTCAAGCATGTGCAGTTCGGCAACGATGACTGCAGAGAGTACGATGTCAGTCGCACCGAGTTGCAGGGATTGCTCACCGCTTGTCAGAATGTGAAACAAAATCCAAGCATGGCAGAGGAAGTATTGCCACCATCAGCAGGTTTCTTCTTTGGTTCTGATGAGATTGACGAGTGGTACTGGCACGACATTGACTACACGATTGAGTTGGTATCTCGCGTACTTAGGACAGTAAGTGAAGACTGGAATCTAACCTATCGGGCAAGTTGGTGATTGCCATGACGGACTATGAGCTGCTAAGGCATGAATACATACATAACCAACAACGAAGGGAAACAACAATGAACTGTAAAGAATGTGGCAAAGAACTAACAGAAGTAGGTGAGATGGACGAGTATCAACTCTGCCACCCGTGCTACTGCACAGTAATGGACACAACCAACAACGAAGGGAAACAGCAATGAAAGCAAGCAAAGCAATTGAATATCTATCCAAGTTAGACCCAAACGAAGAAATCATCATTGACTGGTGGGACAGAAGTTTCACCATGATATGGGACGAAGACGACAACGAACTAGAAGTACCCGTAGATGTTTGGGAGTTTGTCGTCAAGCAAGTTGGTGAACGGGAACACTACACGGAAATGTTGAACGAAGTAATCACAGAACAAATCAACGACCAATACGAAAGGACAAAGAACAATGACTAAGGAAACAATACAAACAGAAATAATCAGAAGCTTTGAGGACTTACGATTCTTACTAAGCGAGGGCGTAAGACAAGGCGAACTAAAGCCTATGCAAACTTTCGGAATGTTAGAACAACTCAACCAAGCACAGTGGCTAATCGAACAAGCCATGAAGAAGGAGACAGCACAATGACTAAGCAGTGGAGCATAATGACTTGTGACGGGTTAGACCTCAACTGTTACATAATTGAGAACTACGCCACCGCCTTGCAAATAATTCAAGACGAGTTGGAAGATGGGTTCTACGACCTTGACGACCTAATGATTTACGAACTAGACGAACTGGAGACAGCACAATGAAAGCACCAACAGAAACACTATGGACAGTACAGTTCGTGGGTGATTACTTCACCATGACCACGACTGTAGTGGCGGAAGAAGAAGACCAAGCAATAGAGAACGCAAAGGCATGGTTGTTTGACCGTCATGGTTTCAATCTAGACAACGAAGTAAATGACGCAGACGCATGGGAGACAGCACAATGAGCAAAGTCAAACACATCATCGAACACCTAGAGGACATGCCACACGACGAACATGTGTGCGTAACTCTATGGACAAAAGAAAATGTGGAAGAACTACTGGACATTGAACTCACCGAAGACCAGTGGGATAAGTGCATTGACATTTGGGACAACGACAACCAATCAGACCAGTGGCAGTGGATTGTTTCATTCGCAAAAGAACAACTAAAGGAGACAGCGTAATGATGTCAGTGCTAATAGCCGTACTGTATTTCACCGTAGGCTACAACACCCATAAACTCATCACCGTCAAGCGTAAGCGTGCAATGCGAGCGCACCCAAGCTGGGGGTCAAGCAAATGAAAGTGTACGACCTCACCCAAAAAACAGAACTGCAACATGTCTTTGTTATCTGTTACGACCCGAACCAAAAACTTTGGTATCACGAAACAGATGTAGAAGATGATGTACTACCTGATGGCACACTATGGGACGAAACAACACGCTCATGGGTAAGCGGATACCTAGGTGACGGCGAATACCGTGACGGTGTAGAAGACTGTGCTATCGCATTGCATAACGCTCTTGCTTTTCTCAACGAGCAGGAGCAGGCATGAGAACCACATCAGACATACTTGAAGACTGGGTACACCAGCACATCACCAACGAACCAACAGCCCGCCAAGTGGTCGAGATATTACGGAAGCGTTGGGGTTGGACAATCCTGATAGATGACATTGCCAAGTATGAGCAACAAGCTGACAGCGAGGTTTAGGCTGTGGCGTTGGCAACGGAACTACCGCAAACTAGGACAATACAAACACCCCCGAAAGCTGTATGTCGTAGTCAAAGTGGTAGGTAGCAGGGAGTACGGGTACTGGCGTGGCTGCCACAAATATGACGGTCACACCTTTACCCCGAACCCTGCGAAAGCCTATGTCTTCAAGTGCAAGAACCAAGCTGAAGCCACAGCAGACAACTCAATGCTGTACCGCCACGCAAACTACAAGGTGATACGATACAAGAAATAATGTGTTAGAGTTACAAGTTGAATTGCCCCGCTCCACAGATTTCCCCTTCTCTGTGTCGTAGTGGGGCTTTTCACTTTCCCGAACGCTTCTTAGCCAACGCATCACGCTGACGAGGGGTAAGCCCACCGAACATACCGAACCTACGAATGTCGTTCGTTTCACATTCCATTGCATACTCTAAGCAAGCTGACCGTACCGTACATTTGTTGCAATAGCTTTGTGCTTCATCAAAAAAATCACGGTGGTTCACACCAACCTGTGGCTCAGGGAAAAACACATCACCCCCAACGCCTTTGCAGTTAGCTTTGTCATACCATGCAGGGTGCATTGTCATTTCTTTTTGCCCTTCTTCTTTGCTGTGGCGAGATGTTGCCGTAACACATGGCATAAACATTCGCATCCGTCTATCTCGAAATCTGTCCACACTGTGACAGCGTTTTGTATTGTTCCGCAATGGTCACATATACCAACATGCCCGCAAGGGTGGGTACATGAACCATCAGGTAGGTCAGTCGTCGTCATCTTCTTCAGGTTTACCACATACGAGTGGTGTTTTCCCAATCGGGAAGTCACACGGGCATGGTTTGCGTTCGCCTTTCTGCACCATCGCTACACCGTCCCAAGAAAATCGTCTGTGCGTTTGGCGTTCACCATAGACAGGCAACCGATATACCCTGCAGTATCAACAACAGTGTCATGCGCCCATCTGCCCTCATCTAACGCTGTCCTCAAACGAGAAAGCTTGACTGACACCATGAACAAGATGGCTTGCTCAACAGTCATGTCGATACCTGTGAGTGCCTTGAAGATGTCACGGGTTTGTGTGTAGTCCTCTAACGGGTGAGCATAAGCGTCATGTCTGTCGCCTGTGATGAGACTGTGTGCTTCTAGTAGTACCTCAGCTCCCTTCATAATCCTCGTTTCTAAAAGGGTTACGCCACACAGTTTGGAAACTGTTTGCTTCAATCTGTTCCTTCTGTTGTCTGTCCTCGTAACATCTGATGATATGAATACAAGGGTCTGACCCGTCCGTGAACTCTGCGTCTTCTGTGATGGACATAGGTATGCCGTCATGGGTGTAGCACACGGGTGGTGAAATCCACCCGCTATCCATACCAGCTTTGAGCCATGTGCTGAAATCGGGGAACATCAGAACGCTTCTTCGTCACCCAAGAATGGAACAGCACCAAACTTCTGGGTAACTTGCTTCATCGTTTGGTCGGTCTTGTCTGCGAACACAGCATTGAACCTGACTGTCAAACCGATTTCGTCTGCCAAAATTTTTGTTGTCCACTTCTTCTCACCAGTTTTCTTATCCTCATATGATGAGATGTCAAGCTTGCCGCTAACAATCACACGGCTACCCTTCTCAATGGATGATGCCGCATGCTCTGCCATTTGACCGAACACGGTGACATTGTGCCAGACGGTTACTTTCTTTTCATCTTTACCTGATGTTGTTGCAACAGTGAACGAGCCTTGTGCTAATCCTGATGTGGTGTATTTCAGTTCGATTGGTTTGCCAGCGTTGCCGACAATGGTGATGTTGTTCATTTCGTTTCCTCTTTCATTGGATGTATGTTTGTTTCTTTGCTATTCCTATCACGCCCTGAACAAACATGGGTTGGTGGTTCGGAAACTTTGACATGGGTAACGAGACGCATAGAGCATCTGTCGCATACCCAACTTGTTGTGTGTCGCCCCTTCATACTGTCCAGCTTAGGGTTTGATAGCCCACGGACCCCAACCAAAACCGTAACGGTCTACACCGTATTGGTAGATGGCTAGTCCTGCGGTCAAGCATGTTGCTGGTTTGAATAGGTCTGCTGGTTTAGTGATGATGCCCTTATCGGTCAGCCATCCCGTCCATGACCCATTTATCTGAAGCAAGCAACGGCTACCTCCATTTGGGTCTTCACGGTTAAACGAACGATTGAACCCACGGCTCTCTCTAAAAATTAGGTAGTCGAGTGTTGCCATAGCGTCCTCTTTCCAACCGACTTTTCGTGCTAACTCCCACCATTGTGGGGCTTTAGCGTCAGCTGGAATTGGTAGTGGTTCTTCCCTTACTAAACGAACATTGCTGGTTGCGGATGGTGTTCCTGTCGTCGTCTCTGCTGGTGCTTGTGCCATCGCTACCGTTCCCCCTGCTACCCCTAAACCTATAAGTGTTGCCATAAAAATTTTTAACATTGTTTCTCCTAATCGTAGGTGGATACTGACATCAACTCCTTGACTTGCTCTGGGTATATAAGAAATCCTTTCGCGGGATTTGTGGAGTCTGCGGCTGCCGTTCGGATTTGTAATCTTTCGACATTTGCTTTTATGTATCGGCGTAGCCTGCTGGTTTCAATTATAACAAACGCATTGGGTGAGAACAAATACACCCACCATTTGGCTTTAGTAGTGGCTATCCCTGATGGTTTCCATCCTGTATCACGCGGGTTCTGCTCAAACTCTACGAAGATACGACCATTGCGGAAGCGGTCATACTTCACTTCGAATGTTCCAGAGCTGAGTTGTGTGAGGAACTGTGTTACAAGTTCTTCGCCTTCATGACCGAACTGTAAGTCTTTTGTGAAGTCAAACTGTTTGATGTCATGCGATGGAACATAACCTTCAGTGCGTTCAACCACTAGTACCCTGCTTGTTTCAATATTTTCATCAGGTCATCTAAACGCAACAACGCATACTGGTCAGCAGGATTACCATAGTTGCGACGCTTCGCTACCACAATCCCAATCTCTGCACCAGCGTTCTTCCGTTCGTTCTCAGCTTCATGCAACCAACCAGAGAAGTTCAATGTCTTCTGGTTCTTGCACTCCCACACAAGACGAGGGTCAGTACCTGCGATGTCACCCTTATCTAATGTGCCGTGCAATGTGCGTCGTTCAACGAAAGGATAAAAGTTTTTCAGATAGTTGACGATGAATGTTTCGAAGCTAGTTCCCTTGGCTCGTTCCTTCGACACGTTGCACCTCCTCGTCCAGTAGCAAACGGAACAGCGCACTGCGTGACCATCCCCGTTTCTTGCATATTGTTTCCACCCATGACAGTTGATGTGCAGTCAAACGCATCGACACCATCTTGGTTGACGGTGCTGAACCTGTTGGGTCTACCGTACGTTTCGCTGCCATTATTTACCGCCTTCGTTTTTCATGGCGGTGAAAGCGTCACGCAAGATAGGTAACTGTGATTGCATGATTACCCCATCCCAGTTCAGCTTGGCTTTCGATGCAACGATGGCTGGGTCTAAACCAACCTTGTCGCAAGCATCAACAAACTGTTTCACTTGTTGTTGTGTTAACGGTTTGTCTTCGTTCACGGGAGAAGGTTCAGCAGTTTTGGTAGCAAGCGGATTCGCTACCTTGCTGGGTGTCTGTACCTTCCCCGCTATTTCTTGTCCTTCCCATTCCTGTTTCGACCACAGGGACAGCGAGATTCCGAAACGCATTGCGGCATTACGTAAGAAATCGCCGATAAGTTCTTTGTCTAGTTCAGCTTTGTCGTGTTTGACTGAGCCAACACCGATGATGTCTTTGCCGTGGACGGTGAGGATTCCCCACATGACTGCCATGCCGTTCACTACATGGATTGCTGGTCGTCCTTCGTTCCATCCACATGGTTGCCATGACCATAGCGGGTCTACTTCGATAAGAATTTTGGTGATTTCCGCATGCCCTACGAAGTCGAGCGAACCGCCACCGCGAGGTAGTTTCCCTACGATTGACTTGTCAGGTACACCATGCTTGGTGAGTACATCGAGTAGTGCTGCTTTGATTTCTTGTTCTTCCATTATCGTTCTCCCTTCAAGAGAAGTGTTCGTGTTGTTGTTGGCTTACTGTATTTCGCTGCGATTTCTGGTTCTAAAGCTTTGAGACGTTTGATGTCGAGCGATTCCCATGTGCGTCCCTTCCATGTTGCAATGATTGTTCCGTCTACCGTAGCAACTTCGTTCGGTCCAATCAAGTCACACAGTTCAGCTTTCAGTTTGTCTTCAAGTTCTGCTAATGCTTTTGCTTCAGACTTCACATGCTTGAGTTGTGCTACCAGTTCCTTGGCGGTGGCTGGCAGTTCAATCGCTGTGTGTTCTACCTTTTGGTAGCGGTTGCTAATGGTTTCATATGACCAGTTCACGCCCTCTGGTGTCATATCCATGTCAATGGCTGACAACCATTTGGCTACAGCATCACAGTGTTCTTGCTTTTCATCATCGCTGATGTGTTGCTCATAGATGTACAGGCTCATGGTGTTGTCGAATACACCCCATGTGACGAGGTTAGTGTCAGCACAGATGGCTTGTTGGATTCCTTGGATGCGCCAGTAGTCAGGTAGTTCGCCTTCCCATGGGCGTGATGAGGTTTTGATTTCGAGAATCTTTCGCTCATCACCGTTCTCATAGAAGCCGTCGAGTGTGGCAATCATTCGCGCACCGTTGTCTGTTTCTGCAACAAACATTTCTTCTGGTGTTACAAACGGTATTCCTGTTTTGTCGATAGCCCATTTGATGCAGAGTGGTTCAAGGTCGTTGCCACGGGTCATTGCCCATGTTGGTTCGATAGGTGCAGGGGGTATGTCACCTAACAGTTCGGCAGCGTACTTGTCTGCTGGTACGAATGGGTGTAGTCCGTAGATGGCAGCTACTGCTGATGCTGAAACACGTTTGCGTTTCTGTGCATCCCAGAAGCGGTCGTTCAACCAGTCTTGTCCACCGTGTTCGTTTTTGGTTATGCGGTATCTGTTGATTTGCATGGTTTCCCTTCTTGTTGTTTCCCTTGCGGTTCACCTTATCTGATGGTGATACCGTATGTCAACTATCTTTTGGGAAAACTTTCATAGTCTTAACCATCGCAACAGGAACACATAGCACACCGTCAACATCGTCGCTATCTGTTTTGGATTGGTAGATAGTTATATGGTCTGGCTTGCCACCTTCTTCGGCGGCTAGTAAGAAACCGCAACTGACAACCATGCACGGGTCTTGGTTGATTCCATCGATGGGTGTCCATGTTTCTGTGGCAGCGTGCGCGTCCATCCATGTGACAATTACTAGTGGGTGGGTGAGCCCTTCTGCCATGTCGAAAGTCTAGTCAAGCAGCTTGGTTTTGGGGGGCTTTGACTTTGTAGATTAGGCGGTCAAGTTCTGCTAATGCTTGGAAGAATTCTTCTTCTTCTGGGCGTGAAACCCTTGCTGTTACTAGGTATTTGCGTATTGTTTCTAGTGTTTGGCGAGTCATAGGACCGACCAAGATACCAGCCCTTTGAATTGTCTTGCGTTTACTTCGGATGGTTTTCTAAATGCTCACTCAATTTGTCAGACACTTTGTCAATCTTGTACTCAACAGACCCTTGTTTCTTGTACACCATCTTCAACATACCCATAACCACATCATGGTCTTTAGCGTTTTCTTTTCTGAACTGTTGCAACAGAACTGTTAGCAGACCACCAACACTAGACACAACAGCAGCAAGAAAGACAGCCCAGCCAGCGTCCACATCAGACCGCTTTGCTCGCTAACCAATCGAGAACACGTTGCGGTTTCGCATCACCACACACGTAACGCAAATGCCATGGCTCTTCAGGAACTACTTCCCACGAGAAACCAAACGACACAGCGTTAGCTTTCAACCATGCAAGACGCTTCGGGTTGCTTGCGTCTTTGATGTCAATAGCAATACCAAGGTTATGTTTCGACGTACCAGGGGCTGCCATCGGTGCATTACCCTTCTTCAGATACCATGCTTTGCCCTGATAGATGCGAGGTTTCTGACCTGCAATTACATCTGTGGTGTATCGCTGGAAGAATCCGTATTCTTGTACCGCAAGTGTGCGATATGTGTCCGCTGGGCTTGTCGGACTAAGGTCAATTCCTTCAGCGTTTGCTGCCGCATCCATTGCTTCGTATGCGTCTGCGGCACAGTGGTGCAACATTCCTTTGCCTTCAATCTTGCGAAGAAGTTTCGGAGCGAGTTCACCAGGTTTCGCACTCTTAAGACATGAACAGAGTTTGACATCAATGATGGGCAGGTCGTTGCCTGCCTTTTTCTTCAACGCCATTATTCGGCAACTTCAGGCTTAGCCTTGACTGCACCCGTGAACGCAAGTTCAATTTCTTCTTTGGTGAGTGAACCGTCTACGCTGAAACGCAACAACTTTTCGATTACTTGGGCGCATGCCATGATGCCTGCGAGTGCTGCTGATTTCCATAACTGGACACCAATGATTGCTCCACCAGCTACTGCCGCCAATGCGGATGAACCAAAAAGTGCGAAGATGCGGAAGATAATGTTTTGAAGCTTTGCCATAGTCAGTCTTTCTTTGAGAAGGTCAGTGCAGAGTGTATCAAAATCGCTACACCTGTTATCAGGGCAGCTTGTTTGAAGGTGGGTCCTGAGAGGGTGATGAGGACCATGCCTGTTCCAGCCCATGTCCAAGAGTTGTCTAGTAGGTAGTCCAAGATTTTTCTCATTAGCGTCTAATTCTAGTACCTGCGGCGGCGAGGGTTAACCCTGCGGTGACAGCAATCAAAGTACGGCGTGTGCTTACAGGGATGTTTGAGCCGAGTGGCACATAGTCATCGAAGCCTGCTTTGAATACGTCTACTTTTTCTTCAAAGGCAGCGCGTACTTCGGTTGGGGCATCTTGTACTGCGGCTGTGATTTCTGCTATCTGTGTGTCAGACAGTTCGGCGACTGGGAGGTTGGCAAAGATTTCGGTGGCTTGGCTGGCGGTAAGCGTTTGGAGCGTTTCTGGGGCGAGGGCTACCGTTAGGGCTTGTGTGGGTGTTACGTCGCTGAGAACGGCTGGGAGTGTGGTCTGAGGGGATTCTGGGGCTATGGTGGTTGTAGGAGGTAGGGATGTTGTGGTCGTTGGTTGAACTGTCGTGGTTGTGGTTGACGGAAGCAGGCTTGTTGTGGTGGTTGCCGTTACTGTTGTGCTTGTGGTGCTTGTCGAGGGTTCGGGAAGCGTTGTTGGAACAGAAGTTTCAACGGATACGGGCGGAACTGTTTGAGGGGGTGTAGGTGGCAGAGTATTTGGCGGTTGTGTCGTGGTCGTTGTTGATTCTGTTGATGTTGTTTGGGGTACGGAAGAAGATGTAGTGCTAGTTGAGTTCTCCACAGAAGTTGTTGTCTGAGGAATCGTCGTTGTCGTTGATGTCGAAGAAGTAGTAGTTGTTGTAGTTGTTTCTTGAACTGTCGTAGTAGTCGGGTTGGTGACAGGGACAGTCGTTGACGGGACAGTAGTAGTAGAAGTCGTCGTTGTTGTCGTGGATGAGGTTATATATGCCCATAACGACAGGTTACTGATTGTGAGATGCCCAGGTTGGCAACATGAATCTGTCGAATACTGACGGAACGTGAACACATCACCCTCAGACACGGGTACAGACATTGAACCTGTCGCATTGTTCTGTTGTGTAAGCAAGGTGTATACACCGTTGATGCCGTATTGTGGTGGGTCATACCACCAGCCATCGTTGGTTTGATATGCCCACGTGAAATCTATTGTGTCCACATCAGCAGGAATAGTGGTTTCAATTTTCACCCAGTTAGGTCCACTGCAACCATCAGGACCATGCAAGATAATTGTGTTGTCTACTACCTCAACTGAACCATGCTGGCATGACTGTGATGCAACCCAGTTCCCAAGCACATCTGCTTTAGCGGGTTTAGCAAATAACGCGAACCCGATAGCAGGGATAAGTATGAGCCACTTGCTACGCAAGTGTGAATGAACCTGATGAGGTCCACTTGTACACGGTGTATGCACCCGTTGTACTTGTGGTAGGGCTTCCTGTTGTAGCGGTAACACGTGAAGTATCTGATGTCAGAATCTTCATATAAGCCACACCCTTCCCACCTGCACCACCACCCCATGGGTTGCCACCGCCACCGCCTACACCACCGTCGCCAGTATTTGCCCCACCCGATGCGCCACCACCGCCACCGTTTGAGTTACCGCCACGACCAAACGTAAGTGATGTTCCTGTGAATGATGTTGTGTACCCACCGTTCCAACCGTTGTCTCCAGTTGTGCCACCGCCAGAACCATTTGATGTTGAACCAGTACCACCAGTACCAGCCGCACCAGATGGGTAACCCATCGTTGACTTACCACCGCCACCTGCAGTAGCGATAGTTGTGGTTGATGGTGAGACGATAGATGATGTTGAACCGTTAGTTGAACCACTTGGCTCGCCACCGCCACCACTGCCAGCGTTACCGCCATTGCCAACAGTTACGGTATATGTTCCTGCCGTAAGAATGGTGTCGCTAGTAATCGTGATACCACCACCGCCAGCACCTGGGGTGGTTGATGCTACTGAACCATTGTTGAAACCGCCAGCGGCTCCACCGCCACCACCTATTACAAGGAATGTTCCGATGACAGTGTTGTCAACTCCAACAGCACCAAGTATTTGCATGGTTACGCTACCGTGTTGCCAATAAGCACCCAAGTGTCAGTGTCAATTTTGACTGCAGTTGCTGTAGCCCACTTGCCATTCAGTTTCTTCTTATCACCCTGAGACTGCAACGTGACACCAGAGCCAGCCGCAACTGTGATTTGTCCGTCACCGATTTGCATAAGGTTTACTTGGTCACCCTTTTCAAAAGCGACAGATGATGCAGGTGGAATAGTAACGGTAAAACCAGTTGACTTATTCAGCGTCACAAGTTTTTGTGCGTCAGTCAATGCCAATGTGTAGGTATCTGTGACAGCGTTGATTGTCAGGTTGGTGAGTTCTGCTGAACCGATTGCACGGTCAGCCATTTTTGCTTGAGTAACAGCATTATCAGCAATTTTTGCTGTGGTTACATTTGAATCAAGAATCTTTGCTGTAGTAACAGCATCCGAAGCCAACTTGCCAGCAGTAACGTTGGCATCCAAAATCTTGGCGGTAGTAACAGCGTCCGATGCGATGCCAGCAGCAGGGATTTGTTTCCATGCGACACCGTTAGCAGCAGAAGAATCAGCAAGCAACGCATAATCGTTTGTGCCAACAGCCAAACGGTCAAGCACAGAACCAGTAGTAACTAGCAAGTCGCCTTTGGTGGTGAGTGTTGATGCAACTTTGTTTGCTTGGTCAGCATCGGTCGCTGTGAATACTGGGTAGCAGGTAGCGCCAGCGTTGTGCGCGGCAGCGGTAGTGCCGTCAACACCACGGGTGATGGATGACAGAGATGAACCTGAACGTATGCCTACCAATACTTTTTCTTCGGTACTAAGACCTGGGTCAATAACCATGTAGAACGAACCGTTAGCGGTGTTGTTCCAGTTCGTTACGTCACCAGTAAGGGTTGCGGTGGTGTCGCTGCTGGTGATGGCATTGGTCAGGGTGCAGGCGGGAGCCGCGCCAGCGTATGACCTTCGTGTTGCGTATGCCATTTATACTCCTAGTCTTGTACTGAACGCATCGTGACGATGCAGGTTCCTTCGAGGTCCCAATTGGATTCTAGCGCATCGATGATATTGAACTGCATGTCCTCAACAATGACCGAATAAGACTCATTGTTTTCTTGGTAGTTGATTACCCGCGGGTTGTTTACTAGGTCGCGCAGGTAGTTCAGTTCGGTTTCTACATCGAAATAGTATTCAACGTCTTTGACGCGCAGGTGGTGGTGCATGAGGATTGGTACACGGAACACTTGGCTTCGGGCTGGGCTGGCATATGCTCGTGCCATCCAACGGGTAAGGGTTGGTCCTGTGGTGGCGGTTGCGCGGGCAAGTTCTAGTTTGAATTTGGCTTCGATGAATTTGGTTTGTGGACCTGTTGCTACATGTTCGGTTGTGTCAGCATTGTCGTGGGCTGGCAAAGCAGCGTATGCACCAGAGTCGAGTGAGATGCTTGCGGTGATGCTGCCAACAAGTGGTGTGCTGCGTATATCGAATTTGGCTATGAACTTGCGGTCAGGAATACCCCAACGGTATGTTCCTGTAACTATTTCTCCTGATTCAACAAGGTTGCTTGAATCTTCTACAACAATGCCAACTCCACTAACCCAGAAACATCTTTTGCTGTCGAATGTGATGAGACCGTTAATGTTGGCGGTTGAGTCATACATTAGGTCTGTGGCGTATGCAGGGGTGTTGCTGGTGGTGAGTGTTCCGAGGTCAAGTCGACCTAAGCCTCCCGATACACCGTCATAGTTGGTCCATGTGAAGTAACTGTAACGACCTTCACTAGTGAACTTTGTTACCGAACTAGTTGTTGGGATGATTTGTCCTGCGACAAGGTTGCTGTTGCTATCCGTTGAAGCGAACCGAACACCTTTGTTGGTTCCGATAAGAACATATCCGAGATAGCCAGAGATAGCAGATACGATTTCGCCTGTTGGTAGTTCAAGCGCGACAACGCCAGCGTCTAGTGTGCCGTCTGATTTGATAGTGATTTTGTAGATTAGGGATTTCTGACCTGCGTATCCTGCGGCGTACACGGCGTTCTGACCTGTTGCTACACCAACCCATCTGAACTGGGTGTCGTCTGGGGTGATGTGTGCGCTCTTTGAACCACCCGATGAAATGGTGTTAAGAACCGAACTGTGTGCGCCGAACATATAGTTCTTGGCGAATCCAAGCATGTAGTAACTGTCGCTGGAGTTAACGAACTTGCCAGACTCAATAACTGATACTGATGTTGCTGGGTTAATTACACGAACACCGTCGCTAGGGAAGGCTAGATAAATGCGTGAGCCGTCGGTTGCCATCGCAGCGCAAATGCCGCCTGGTTCTCCTGTGCAATCTGACCATGTTGGGGATGAGGCGTACGGGTCGCTGGTGTATTTGACATCTGCACCCAAAGATGCGTACACGCGCCCATCCTGTACCAACACATGGGCGGTAGTTGCCGATGAAGCCAACGACAACTTTGTTTTATTATGAAGCGTTAACTGTCCCTTAGTCCAAGGATTTACACCTTTGCTGGAATAAAACCTGTAGTCCTGTGCTTCTGCGGTGTCAGCATACTTTTGTCCAGCACCATAATGCCAAGATGTTTCACCTCTACGCCACAATCCTTGCGGGTTAATAGCGGCTTCACCTGGGCTGGTTGACTGGTCAACGGAGTCGCGCACACGTGGTTCATATCCGCGGGTGAACTGCCCAGATTTTTCGTCAATGAGATACGGTCTGCCGTTAATAGCAATAGGGAAAATGTCTGGAACAAGTTGTGTTGTTCCTGTACCAGTGAAGAACCGCGGTGACGGGTAGAACGAGTCGGTGAACTTGAGAAGTGTTGACACCGTTTAGTCCTTAGACAGAAAAGTTGGGTATGACCTCATTAGTCGGGCGGCTTCAGCCTGAATACGGTCACGGCGCAAACGTTGCAAGTTGGCAATTGAACCGCCGACAGCTCCAGTTGGTACTTCTTCTGCGCGGCGTGAATCGCCTTGTGATTCGGTGAAGTTGCGTTTGATTTCGCGTGGCGACATAAGTCGGAGTTGCGCCCCAATCGCAACAATATCTGTGACCGATTCTTGAATCCCGCAAGTTGTGTTTATGTCAGAGGATTCGGTTGAAGCGGTCACATACGGTGCTTTGTAAACAATGCGAAGGCGACCTGGGAATACCCCTTGGTCGAATCGTAACGCATACCCTGATGCAAAGTCATCTGTTGGGACATCACGTACGAGGCGTACTTTGCGTGCCACAGGATAGTCGTCAACCATGTAACGCACAGAAACGTTGAGCAGGTCGATGATTGCGGTGACACCCGTAAGGTTAATCATGATGTCGGAACCGTTGTAATCAATGTCTAGAGTTTTGACTTGGAACAATCCGTTCATCGGTGATGACAGGTCTGCCATCTCATCGTTCATTGCTTCCAATACTTGCGCGCGTGGAAAACGTGGGTTGACTTTGATGAGTGCGTTTGCGGTGTGTGCTGTTGCTGTTGTTCCGTTGTAGCCGCGTTCAACTACAAGGTTTTTTGTTCCTGTGTCAGCGGTCCAGATGTACATGAGTTCTGAATCGATTTCCAGGATTTGTCCTGCACGCAAACCTTCCAATGGGTAGGAAGCAACCACGGTTGTGGTTGATGCGTCGATGGTTGACGCTAGTTTGTTGCGTGCTTCAACTGTCCCCGACAGCAATTGTCGCAACGTCCTATCGATGACGGTTGCGGCTGTGGTCATTTACTTCTTTTTCTTAGCCTTCTTTTTGCCGTACTCCATCATCTTTTCCTTGGAGCCTTCTTTCATTTCGTGCTTCTTCATCGCACCTTTAGACTTGTACTTTTCACCTTTTACTGACATTTCTGCTCCTTGAGGTTGGGTTATTAGATGTTACCATTTAACTTTATCTGCCCAGTATGCGGCAGACATTTTGCCCTTGGCAATGTTCTTGGCGTGGCGTGCTTTGAAAGCTTTATTTCTTGCGGTTCCCTCTGGCGAGCCTTTCACGCCTTGCTGCCCAAACCTGATGAGTTTTACTTTGTCACCAGATTTAGCTAACACCGCATGGGATTTATTGGCGTTCGGTGTGCGTTTTGGTTTGTTGTAGCCAGCGAACTTTTCGCCCCTGTACTCAATCATTTCTTTTTCTTAGCCTTTGATTTGCCAGCCTCAGACAATGCAATAGCGATGGCTTGCTTGCGGGACTTTACCACAGGACCACCCTTGCCAGAGTGCAGGGTTCCTGCTTTGTATTCGCGCATAACCTTTTCGGTTTTCTTCATGGCTTTAGTTGGCTTTTTCATTTCTGTCCTTTCGCCCAAGCATTATCTACAAGGTTCGGGTATGGTCTGCCTGCTTTATTGGCTCGTGCTTTAGCCGCCTGTTTCTGTGATGCAGTCAATGGGGTTGATTTCTTGTTTGGGTTTTTTGTTTCCCAAAAGTCCTTCTTCTTTTTCATTTCGACTCCACCAAATATCCTGAGTCCCGTAGGACATTGCGTACATTTAACACTACATCATACGGTTGACCAGGTTTTAAGTCAATATTGTGGTTTCCGATAGTGGCTTTAATGGCTTTGTTCACCTGAACTTGCACTGTCGATTCCATTGGCATCCAGTTAGATGGGACACGGTTCCCTGTTGGTTTGACTATCTGGAGTAACTGTTTAGCTGCGGTGTCCCAGTTGAACGCTGCGGTTTCCCCAGCATAGGTTTCTGCTTGTTGACGGTAACGGTCACGATTGTTGTATAGGTCGGTGATGGCTTCGGCTAGTGCGTCTGGGTCTGGTTCATCCCAGTCACCCATGTTTTGCCAAACACCTTTAGCGGTGGGGACGCTTGTGGTTGGGATTCGGTGGGTGGCAAGGTCGGAGAATTCTCGATGCCCGTGCGCGTCAGAAAGAATTGTGGGGACACCTGCTGAGATTGCTTGGAGTGGCATAAGTCCGAATCCTTCGCCGCGGGATACTGAAATGAAACAGTCCATTGAGCGAACAAGGTCAGCTTCTTCTTGCACTTTCATCCAGTCCCTATGCACTACGACGTTGGGGTAGTTTAGGTTTTCTGGGGCAAACAGGTGTGGTGGGACTATCTTGATATGTAGTTCAGCGTTAGGTAAACCTAACTTGTTGAATACTTCTAAAACTACATCTAATCCTTTTCGATACCATTCCGAGCCGCCGCACATAATACGAAATTTGTTGTGTGGTTCAGGAGTTTTTGGATACCAAATCTCACGGTCAACACCTAGTGGGATAACCCTTACGTTGTCATGGTATTGGGAGAATATTTCCCAGTTATGCAAGCTTGGAACTATTACTGTTTCAAAGTTGCATAGATAGTCAGAGAACTCTGGGGGTAGCCAGTTCGTTTCCCACATGGTGAGTAAAGTGGGTTTTTGCCCACGATGCCACCCTTTGATAAGATTGGGTCGAAGTGCAAAGACTACGTGTTCTGCGTCATCGCATAGTGTGACCTGTTTAGATAATGCTGTTTTAAGTCCGACAACCATTTTGCCATAGCCAACATGTTCAATGTTGACTCCAACAACGTTTAGATATTTGGCAGAATCCCTGTCTCCACTTGCCATGATTCTTGCGCTCTCTTTTCCACATTCGCAGCACCATCAATCCTCTTAGGTTGTAAACCATTAGCTCGAAGACGTTTGTATGCTGGCATGTCTTTGTTCCAGTTACGTTCTGTTGTATTGATTTCTGCCACCCTAGCCCCTCTGCTTGTGGTTGTGTTGGTTCCCATGCGCACTCCTGCCACACGGCAACCGAAGCAGCCTTCGACATCAAGGTTTGGATGTGTTTCCCTGTGCTTCATGTGATGTATGCCCCGTATCCTGCTGCAGTTAATGCGGTTACTTCGTCTGCTGTTATCTCGTTGTCGTGTCCGCCATAATACACTTTGGCAACCATGTCAAGGCTTGACGGTTGGTCGTCGGTATAGGTTCCGCTGGTAAGCAAAAAGATGTTCCGTCCACGCGGTGATGCTTCTATCCTGCCACCAAGACGGTTCGCGAGACGTTGGTCTTTTGATAGGCGCAATCCTCCCATATAGTCCGCGACGATTACTGGTACTACAAAGTTGTCGGTTGGTGGTCTGAAAATTGCCATCAGGTGATACTACTTCCATAACCTGCTGCTGTAAGTTCGGTGATTTCTGGTTCGGTAAGAAAATGGTCATGCCCACCAAAATAGGTGCGGGTGATTCGTTCTGGTCTGCGTGGGTCTGTAGTGGTGTAGCTGCCGTCGTCAAGCCTGTACAGGTTTTTGGCTCGCGCACCTTGTGGGGTGTGGGCGAATAGTCGGTCTGGTGATTCGTCTGAGAGTCTTACTGCGAACGGGTAGCCTTCGGTGGTTGGGACACGGAAGATGTGAGATTTCATCCATTCCGCGAAAGTGTCTGAACCTAGCCCAGAGCCTGTTGATGTTCGGAAATGTATCCTTGCTCCGACAGCATCTTGTGTTCCTGTGCCACTACCCGTCGCCGTGCGGAAGCGCGTGATGTACGCCGTTCCCGACGACGTTCCTTCACCAGAGCCTGTGCTAGTTCTAACGACAACATGAAGGGCAATACTACTGGATGTTCCTGTTCCACTTGCTGATGCTGTGCGAAGTTTTGTAATAACACGCTCAGTTGTGGATGAGCCTGTACCTGCCGAGGCTTGACCATTCCTGATGACGGTGAGCAGTTGAGAAACTGATTGGGTTCCTGTTCCTGAACCTGTTGCGGTGCGTGGAGCAGTATGTAGCCCTGTCGCAGACTGTGTTCCAGCACCTGAACCTGTCGCGGTAACAATGCTTGTTCTGAGCCCTGTGGCTGTTTGTGTGCCTGCGCCTGTGCCTGTTGCTGTGGCAAGTTTGACTCGCGCACCTGATGCTGTTTGTGTTCCAGCACCTGAGCCTGTGGCGGTGCGCAGACGGACGATGACACGTACTGAACTGTCTGTCCCTGTGCCTGACCCTGTGGCTGTGCGGGTGTAGGTGCTAGTTGATTGTTCGTAGGTCGCTGACTGGTTGTATATCCAACCTGATTCGTTATATATCCGCGCCATAACTAAATTGCCTTTATCTGACTAATTGCAGTCAAGAATAAACAATCAGGCATCATCCACCTAATAAAGCAGCAATTTCGGCATCGGTTAAACCTAAAGCCCTAAATTTAGTTTCGGCGGATGCTTTCGCTGCGGCACGTGCGGCTGCTTCTGCTTCACGACGAGTCTGCTCCTCCGCCCACGCTGCGGCATCAGCCTCGCGTTGCGCGATTTCTTCTGCTGTAAGTTCTACCTCTGTTGCGATGCCTGTTGAGCAGTCAATAACTAATTTTGTAGTCATATTTTTATCCTAACTGTTTTTGATTCCGTATAGAGAAGCCGATGAGTACTGTTTCCATACACCTCTGCTGCCAGCAGTAGGGATTTGGATGGATGTAATAGCGGCGGTACTGTTCCATAAACCAGCAGTTAAATCTGTGTAGGCGGTTGTTCCATTGTTTTCACTAACAGAATCGCTGCTTAATGCTTTGATGTTTGATGACGTGTAATTTGGGAAATATATTGTTGTATTCCCGAATACTCCAGCAGTTGCCGTATCTGATGTCATTGTTCCAGCGTGGTCGCTGACACTAGTTGCTGCTGCGCTTGAACCATTACCGTAAACAAATCTTCCATATCTGTTTGTAGTGACTCCATTGAAATATAAATATAAGTCATCGCCAACAGCCCCATATGTGCTACGTGCGCTGAGATGCAAGACTAAATCAGTATATGTTTGAGGGATATTTGTAAATTCAATAGTTGACGCACCTCCAGAAGAAGTAACGGTTATTGTTTGAATCAAAGTGTATGTGGTAGCCATTACGCTGCCTTAATCCCGTAAAGCGTAAAAGTAGAACCTATGTTGTAACTATTACCGTTACTCGTCATAATGTTAATTGAGGAGACTGCGCTTGTTGTATGGATTGTTCCAATAGATGCACCAGAACAGTTCATTTCAATCGTGCCAACTCTTGATAAAACTGATTTATATGTTGTGGTGTTGGAATAGTTCTGGAAGTTTAAGATTGCGGTTTGCCCTAGCCCAGCGCCCCATGAGGCGTTATACCCAATACGTAACCAGTTTTGTACCGTGTATCTAAAAGAAGTAGCAGATGTTATCCCTTCAAGAAATGTTGTTGAATACATACTGGCGTTACTTCCATTGACCCTGAAACCTATGCCAGAGTTAGCGGCACACCCACCAACCATGACCAACACTAAATCTGTATATGTTTGTGGTATGGAATTAAAGTACACATCCGCAACAGCAGATGTTAAAGTTTGCGTCGCTATTGGTTCATATGTTGATGGCATGGCTAACCGTTAATCCCGTATAAAGCAAACTGGCTATATTCCGTATTGTAAGTAACAAAAGTAATAGAACTAATTGCAGAATTTGACCGCCAGTTACCAGACCACAAATCAGCAGAACCAGAACCGTTGTAATCCGCACCCTGAAGTATTTTTATAGTTTTATATTTGTTGGTGTCTTGATAATCAAGAATATCCATAATCGCTGTACTAAATATATTTGCGGTATTGCTGACACCAGCAATCAAAACAGAATCAGTAGTAGACGCAGCGCCAGCAGTAGCGCTACTTCCATTTCCATCAAGGTAGTGCCAACTATAGTTAGTCCCAGTATCACTATTAAATCTGATAAGTGGGTTATAAGCCCCACCAGAACTTCTCGTAATCCAACGAATTTGCAAATGCTTATAAGTGCTTGGTATTGAAGAAAAAGTAATGTTGGTCTGACCGCCAGCACCAATAGTGTATGTTGCTATAGATTCAAAACTAGAAAAAACAGGGTCAGCATAAGCGGACCCAAACCACTGCCCAACCTTTGTGGCAGAACGATACCTAGCACCCCATCGTGACATTATGCAGTAATTCTGTTCACATACCCATGAATGGTAAGAACGTTAGTAGTAGCAGCGAACGCACGAACCACCAAAGCAGTCGCGTTGCCTTTCAAAACAAGACCAGGAATAACAAGCATCAAACCAGCCTCAGCCGCAACAGTCACCTCAATATCATCATCAGGCGAAGTTGTGTTACCCCACTGAATAGTAAGTTTTACTGCGCTTGCAGATGTGTTCTGTGCATACAACCAGACCTCGTCATAAGTTGTTGTCGTGGTTGATGCCGTGTGAATGGTTGTTCCAGAAGAAGCAGTTGCAGCGACTTTGATACCGCGACCATCTGTTGAACCGCTAAGCGTAATCTTGCTAAATGTTGCCATGATGTTCCTTTATCCAAATACCTGACTAGCAAGAATAAGACTGGCGTTATCTGCTACTGGGTTATTTATCTTATAGTCAAGACTGGTAGTAACAGCCGAACCGTCAATACCAACCTTTGCCTGTAACGCTTCAATAGCATCGTTAGCGTTCGCGTGTTGCGACGCATGAGGTACGGTAACCGAGTCTAGGGTGTCGGTGCTAGTTGGGTTGGTGAGCGCGTCTAGCGATGTAGGAAAGTTAGTTGCCACTAGGGGCTACCTTCCTAGTCTAAAGACAGCGTGAGCGAAGTGATTTGGAAAGTATCACCAGCAGTAACAGCGGCTGAAGAAGATAGCGCCCCTGTCCAAAGACAGTTACCTGCAGTTGAGTTATCCCACATAGACCAATGGCTGTATGTTTCGGTGGTAGATACGTTTGTCCAACTGATTGTTGCATTGGTTGCAATAGAGCCAGAGGATGCTGCAGCCCATGAAGCGGACTGGCGTGAGGTGTTGGTTGCGGCGTTTGAAGTTCCATCTTCGCCAGCGTCACCAGTGTGCAGTTTGATGTAAACCGTGGTTGGCATCGTCCACGAGGTTTTACCTGTGGTGTGCTCCAGTATTTTCAATTCTGCATAGTTAGAAATTGACATCGTAAACCTTTCCTGTCATAAGACTATAGCAAAACGAAAGCCCCCCATCTCCCGTACTAGGGGAAACGAGGGGCTTTTGTTTAACCTTCAGCCATGTAGTTGGCTGCTTGGTTAGTTATTAGGCGTTTGAGCCAATGCTTGAAGACGACTCGATACGGCGGAGTGATGCTTCGCGGAAGCGACCATAGCCACCCAACCAGTACCAACCCAATGGCTGCAAGCGCATGAGGAGGTCGGTTACGTTGCCACGGACAATCTTCGGTACTGCACCGTTTCCGTCTTGTGCGCTGAACGCCTTAGCAAGAGCCTGACGACCCATGATGTGCGTGCAATATACGTCTACCGAACCAGTTGTGCTGGTTCCGTTCGATGCGTCGGTGAATACCTTGGCACGTGGGGTTTCGATGAAACGTACGGATTCGAACAAACCGATTTCTCCGTTGTAGATACCCGATGGGTCAACATAGTTCGCTGGGGTGCGCCATGCTGATGCGTCGGTAGCTGAACGGAAGTCGTACGATACGTCTGGGTGGATGAAGCCCATGTATGAGCCGTTGAACGTTGCAACATTTGCTGCACGAAGTTGTGCAACTACCTTGCGTACGTCGTTGGCTTCAATGATGTCTTCTGCCTGAACCGTTACACGGCTCGTTGGGGTGGTTGAACCGCCACCAGCATAAACAACGTTGGTTCCACCAGCAAGAACGTCACGGACAACCTGGTCCATTGAGTCACCTGCGTTGTATCCGATGATGTTTGCTGCTGCTGAGTCAACATCCAAGAACGCTGTTCCACGCAACTTGGCGGTGGTTACTACTGCGTTACCGTATTCGTTGAGGGTTACGGTTACTTGGCTGTCCGACAATGCGGTTGGGGTTACGTCTGTAACTTCGTTCAACGTTGACGTTGCTGCTGCAATGTCGCTGAAGATGGTGAATGTTACGCCAGTGCCTGGCATTGCCTGTGCTACTGGTTGTACGTCTGCTGCCTGGTCGAAGAGGAGTTCTGAGCGAAGGGCGAAGTACGCCAAACGGTCAAACGCTACCTGGTCTACGGACAGTGACGAGGTTGTTGTTTCGCCTGCCATTTTAATTTTTCCTTTGGTTTAGAGGTTTATGAATTTTGTAATGCTATTCGTGCCTCTGCCAAAATTGCGTCTACTTCTTGTGGGTTCCGCGCGTCTTGTAGTCTGCGGTTCCAGTCGATTGGTGGTTGAGCGGTTTGGGTTCCTGCAGCAATTTTTGCTGTTCGGTTCCAAGCTTGTGCTTCTTCCATCAATGGACTTGGTTCTGGGGGACTAATCAATTGTGCTTCCACTGCAGCTTGTCTGATGGACTCTGGTGAAAGTTCACCGTCGTAGCCTTTGACGAAATACTTTGACGCTGGTGCAGTCAGGTCGATACCTGCTTTCACGAACGCTAGTTCTCGTTTGGCTGTTTCGGCTTCCGCGAGAAGTTTTTTGGCTTCTGCGTTTTCCTTTTCCAGTTGACGCATCCTTGCCCTAACAGGGTTTCGGTTGTCTTCCATTTGGTCTTCGCTGTCGTAGTTGTCAATATCTGACATATGGCACTCTCCTTTTGCCCACATCACTCTGGAGGGTAGTGATGGCTGCTGTTGATTTGTCACCCCTATTGCTCCGCACGGTTCGGGGGTTGTCCGTGAAGGTATTACGAACTATAACACATTACATGCCGACTGTGGTGAGTCCTGTTTGTTGTCCGCCTTGTCCTGCGAAACTGCCACCTGTTTCAAATGCTGCGGTGCGTCCTCGTCGGCGTTTTGCGATTCGTTCTGCTGCGGCTTGTTCGTTGGTGAGTGTGCCTGCCACGATTTCTTCTTGGGTTAGGGCTTGTTCTCCAGCGAGGGTGGTGTTGAATAGTTGTGCTTGTTGCCCGATTTGGGTGAAGCCTTGTTGGGCTTGTTCTGCGGTAACACCTTGTTTGGCTAATTGTTCTGCTTGTGCGGTTGTGATTTGCATGCCGCCTTGGGTTACGCCTGCTGCTGCGATTTGTGCGGCGCGGGCTTTGCGTTCGATTTCTTGACCTGATTTTGTTGGGTCTAGGAAGTAAGCAGCAATGTCACCGTCTGTGAGGTCGGGGACCATTCGTTTGAGTTGGTTGACGACTTCTGGGTTAGCTTGGGTTACTGCGTTATACCCTTGTTGTATTCTTTGGGCTAGTTCGACTGGGGAGATGTCATTGGCGATGAAGTTGGCGAAAGCTTCTTGGGTGTCGTAGAAGCCTTTTGGCATGCCGAGGTTCTTCAAGTTTGTTTTGTATGACAATTCCTGGTTGATGTACTCAGCTTCAGAAAGTTCAGGCAAACCTTTAGCCACACGGTCAGCGTTGCCTTTGAACCGTTCTTTGTAGATTGGTGTTTCACGAATAGAACCGAACAATGCGTCAGGGTTGCGGACAAGTGTTACGTCAGCAATCACAGATTTGTTTAGTGCTTCGAACAATCCTTCCAGCCCATAACGGCGCAATACTGCTTTTAGTTCATCTGATGCAGAAGTACTAACAGGCAACACGGTTGGTGTTGATGGGGTCACAGGGTTATATACCGTTGTTGGAATTTCTGGACCAGTTGGTGCTCCATTGCTTGGCGTAACAGGGCGACCAGTCACAGGGTCTAACGGAAGAGCATTATTGATTTCATCGCGCAAAGCCATACGACCTTGAATCCCAAAATTAGGGTCATTAAATATGTTGCTCATCCTCTGACAACTCCAAATCCTCTAGTAATAGTAGATGCTAAATCACGATAAACCGTTTTCGCTTCATCAGTTGTCTGCCACTCTGGAAGACTACGAAGAAACTGTCCCCATTCAGTTACGTTCATCAAACGGGTTTCGTTCGTGTTCGGGTCTTGGTATGACAACAAACGCCCCCACTTGTTAGCGTCAGTGAAATCAATACTGTTTGGGTCAATGCCAAGGGTGCTGGCTGCTACCGCACGATATGTTGCTGTTGCCTGCGCTACCGTTCTTCCTGACTGTAATTGTCCACGCAACGCAGGGTAAAGATTTTCTGCGTCCTGACGCATCATCTCTTTGACCTGTTCTGGGGTCATCGTTTTCATGATGAGGTTTTGTGCATATGCGTTGATGGTTGCATCGTCAAGTTTGATGCCATAGTCGCTGGCGTATTGGCGTACGCTTGCCGCATCCAAGCCACCCGTTGCTGCTGGCGCGCCAGCTTGTGTTCCAGTTTTACCTGTTTTAACTACTTCCGCACCAACATAACGGGCTGTTTCGTTAGTGTCCCAACCATATTTTACGGCTTGTGTTGCTAGGTTCTTGAGTGAAACGGTGTCTAGTGAGTAGCCTTGTTTGCCGATATAGGTTTCAATTTCGAACTGTTTAGCGTTGATGTCATTGGCAAGGGTGGTCGGGTCAGTTGCTTGCTTTTCGGTGTACGCACGTTCTTTAGCGTCCTTGGTTTGTGACCATTGGGTGGATTGAACAGCATTAAGGAAACGGTCTTTCGTCCACTTCTGTTTTACGGCTTGGTCAATGATTGCTTGTAGTTCTGGGACAGATTGATAGAGGTCTGCTATCCATCCGTATTGTTCTTTAGCGTATTGGAACCATGCTGGGGTTCCTTTGGCTGGTGGTTTGGTTTCTGTTGTTGGTTCGGTTGCCATGATTATCCTTTCAACCAGTCGGACAATACGCCGATATACGAGGAGTAGTCGTTTGCTTCCGCTTCAGCAGGTGACAGTTTTTCCGCTTGTGTTTCAGCGAACACTTCAGCGTTAGGTGGCTGCATTACAGCACCGTTTGTTTTAGTTCCCATTTGGTATTGGGTGTCAAGCTGGTTGTATGCTTGAACAAGTTTGTTCATTTCTTGTTCTGTTAGTGAGCGTCCTAGTGCGGATTGTGCGCCACCAGTAAAAGCTTTCTTCAAAGTATCTGGGTCGTTAAGACGAATTGTTGGTAAACCTGAACCACCAAAACTTCCTACAGGGTTCTTGGCTAGGTACGCTATTGCATCGTCTAACGATTTGCCACGCAAAGGGCTGGTAGGGTCAGAGTTTAGAAGGTTTATTTGTGTTAAAGCTTTAGAGAACACTGACTTCAGTTTGCTATCAGCCCTGTTACCAAGTGATGGTTTATACCCTGGAAACGCTGCCATTAACTGGGTCTGATATGAGGTGAGTTTATCTGTAGAGATTTTGTAGATGATGTTGATGTCGTTAGTGGTAAACGCATGCGGGGCATCAGGAGTTCCCCATGGCTTATTTAGGTCATACGGCATTTTATAGTTCGGGTCGATACCACCCAAAGCAGAACCAGTATCTGGTTGAACAGTTACTTCTTTAACACACTGACCCGTAATAGGGTCTTTTACATATCCGTCTGGACAATCAGCCATGATTACATTCCTATTTCTGGTGGTTCGAATTCTCTAGATAATACATTTTCCCACAAAGCAGCAAACTCAGGATACTTTTCTGCAAGACCATAGCCAGTGTCGGTCAAAGCCTGACGTAATCCCGCAGCCGCTTTTGCCTGCCTCCAACTTCCACTTGCAAGCGCAGGGTCTTGTTTAGTAACAGCGTTGACTTGCGCTGTGCGATACGCCCAATAGTCAGCCAGCACTTTGCCGCCAGGTGTAGCAAGAACTTTCTTGTCTGTAACCATTCTTTCAATCTGAACAATTTGATTGTTTAATTCTCGTTCGCGTTCTCCGCTGGTTGCAGCGGGATTCCACATTGGGAACTGTTGTTTTAATTGGTCGGCATGGGCTTTGAGTTGTGCCGAATAGTCATTTGAACGCATGGTCTGTGATGGGGTGAAACCTTGTTTCAAACCAGACTTAATGAGTTGGTCTTTTCGCCAGTTATATGAAGTCCAAGCGAGGCTGTTCAATGCTTTTTCTTGGCGAGCCTCAATGTCTCGTGGTTTGCGTAAACCTACAGCAGCCTGTGCGCTATATGCTTTGACATCGAACTCGCCGTCTTGTGGTCCGAGATACCCAGCAACCAACGGGTATTTGTCAAGTAGCCCACGGTTTGACAGTTGCCATTGAGCGAATTCTTTTGTTGGTGCTAATCCTGGAGCTGCTTCGCTGCCACCAGCCAAATAAATCCATGCTTCTGGACCATATTTGTCAAGGAAGCTAACTACACCATCGGTGTATGTTCCGCCGTCTTTGATTGCTTTATCTGTCATGTTGCGTAGGTCATCCATAACTACGCCTGTGGTCACATTTTCTGCACCAATTTGCGTAAAATATTTGGTCATTGATGCGCCAGGGGAAACAACCTTGAACAAGGATTTCAATACTAGAAGTAGGTCTGTTTTGTTTATTGCATCTTGAATAATCCTGTCGCGTTCTTCTGCTGTTGCTGGCACACCATTGCGGTTTGATGCAATGTTTGTGAGGACAGCATTGAGGGTTGATGCCCGAATGTTGTCGTTCATTTCCGTTGCGCCTATTGCTTGAAGGTTGGCAATTAGGTCTAATGCTGGTGCGGCTTGGGTTGCACGTGATGTGACCGCCCCAATTAAACCTTGACCCCATGCAGGGATTAGATAGTCAGCAATTTGTGATTTCATTGCTGGGTCGCCAAACGGGAATAGTGTTGCTCGAAGGTTGGCGTATGCTTCAGATTTTGGAAGTATCGAGTCCATAATCATCGAACCAAAACCAAAGAAACCTGGCACTGCGGAACCAAGCATGGTTAAGTTTTTAGTTTGAATTCGTTCCTGAGCGTTTAACCCAAACATTGAATATACTTCACGGGAAAATGGTACGGCTACTGCTTGTTGACCTGTGTCTTCATCGGTGAATACAATTCCTCGTCCTGGTTGTCCGCCTGCCCAACTAGGTAGTTCGCCTTCTTCTAGACCTTGTTTGAGTTGTTGTGCTTTTCCGATGGTGGCTGGGTTTGTTGCCATGAGTCTTGCCCATACTGACCATTGTTCTTTCCAAGCGTCCAAGAATCCGAATAGCAATGAGTGGCGTGAGCCAAAATATGAACGGTTCTGGGAGTTATATAGAACGTCGTCTACCCGTTGGTGTCCGTGCATTTCTCCAAGTATTTCAACTTGTTTGCGCGTTGTTGTGCCGTTTGCTCGTGGCAATGCGGCACGCACAGAGTCTTGCAGCCAGTCTGCTACATCGCTTTTTTCTAATGCAGCCATCATCTTTGCTGCTTCCTTGGGGTCCATTGTTGGAATTAGTTCAATGATGCGTCGCCATTTGTGGTATTGCTGGAATGGTCCACGAGCGTATTTCAATGAGGTATTGCGATACCAAGAAAAGTTTCTTGTCAACAGTCGTTCTACTGCGTTTAACTTTTCTGTTGCACGAGTTTCAGCAAATGGCACTACTTTTGCTGTATCAGTATTTTGTAGCAGATTGTCACGCACCCAATCGTTAAACGATTTAGTTGGTTCATACACGTGAACAGTTGTAGATGTTTTAATCTTCCATGCATCATTGCTTGCAATTGATTCTGTTCCAAGTTTTCCTGTGGCGATAGCACCAATAGCGGTTCTATCTCCGCCAGTTCTTGTAAGAATGTCGTTGTAAATTGTGTATACCCAAGCCGAGTTTCCTTCCATTGAAGTCAATGGTGTTATCTTGCTCATACCGCCAACACCTTGGTTGCGTAATGCTTTTGCCCAGATACGGTCAAATACTTCTTTAAGGTCTCCGTTAAGGAATCTGTTTGGTAGTTCTATAACAGCGTTTGAACCTCCAGCAAGCATGGCTTTAGCAACTTCGCGGTATTCTGGCGTGTCTGCCATCTGCACAATGTCGCGAGCTGTACCTTTTACCCAGTTTATATTTGCTTCTGAATCAGGGTTAATAATTGCGTTGCCGTTCATATCATACGCAATATCTTTTGTTGCATTTCCACGAATTTGACGTTCGTAGTTCATTACGCCTGGTGTGGCTCGTTCATCAGACATTAAACCTTTAGCAATTTCTGTTACTTTGCGACCACTACCAGGGAGTGATTCATCTATTCTTTGTTCATATAAACGGAATTGTTTTAGTAATTCTTCTTTTTTACCGTACTTTGCCTCAAACGTGTTAATCAAATCTGTATATATTTTTATTTCATTTGTGTCATCAAGTTTAATTGCGCGTTTTAAATTGGCGTAAAGGTCGTCTAAGTGTTCGAGCTGTGCATCTATTTTTTGTATTTCTCGTCCAGATTTGATTGCCACACCGAAGGTGTTTACGTTGATGTGACCCATAGCACCTAGCGCGTATAGGGAATTAATTGTCAAACCTTCAGTTACAGCAATTCTTAACAATTCGTCAGGGAGAATTCGCGTGACCATCCGAATTGGAACTGGCGCGCCAAGAGCAATCGGTTTTAGATAGTTAGATTGGATTTTTTCTAATTGATTAAGAATGGTTGGCTGTAAAAGTTTTTCCATTGCAGGGTTTCCTCTGAATGGTTTGAATACTTTCCACAAGTTTGTTGTTTCACGGATAACTTGTTTGAGGTTTTCTGGTGAAACCATCATGAAACCCTTCATCATGAAGTCTGTTGAGCGAACAATGTCTGCGCTGCCTTGCGCCCACCATGATGCAGGGTAGCCCTCACCCATTGCGTCCCATGACCATTGCAGAATTCCATCACCCCATCCAGACCATTTTGTCACTTTTTTAATAAATTCTTTTGGAACACCATTTTTTGAAAGCGATGGACGAACTACTGTATCCATCCACATGTCAGCTAATTCAAAACGTTTCTCAACTTCACCGTTTGAAACAATTTTCATTGCTTTAGTAAGCATTTCGTAGCGTTGTTCTTTTGGTACTTTCATCACATTCATGAGTTTGTTCATGTCTTTGATGGAAGCTAGTGGGTCATCAAATGAAAAGAATGTGCTGTTTGGCATCATGGCAAATTGGCGTGTTGAGCCTGATGACCATTGGGCGATGCGTGGTCCTGTTTGAGTTGCCCATGATTTCATTACACCTGGGACTTCACGAATGTTGTAGAACGGGTCGCCAGATAGCACGCCTTCTTTAAGAATGGTGTGGATTTCTTTAGGGTCGATTGCTTTGTTGGCTGCCCGTGCAACGTCTACAGCGTCTTGGATTTTGACTGCGAGTCCAACGGGGATGTTGCCTAAGAAATAGTCGTATAGTTCTCCAGCGTTTTTGAATGACGAAAGTTTTTCAAGGGTCATTCTGCCGTCGCGTGTGAATGGCATTTCGTCTATTTTGGTTGGTTCAAAACGCCATCCACCAGGTGTTTGTACAAGACCCAAACCTTCTTTAACTGATTCAAGGCTGGTCCCTGGTGCTTTATAAGGCACGATTGCTGGTGGTGAATCAAGGTGTACTAATGACTGTCCTCCAACAGTTTCGTTAGCCATTGCACGTGCCGCGGCTTCTGCATCGTCAGGGAGTTTTGAACCAGCAGGAAGCATGCCAAAGTATTCTTTTACAACGCCTGTATCTTCAACTGTCCCCCATGGCATATCAATAACTTCTTTTGCTTCTGTAGATAAGCCTGCGGCTGCGCGTTCTTTGCGCCATTGTTCGTAAACGATGTCTGCTGCGCGACCTTCAAGCAAGGTTGTCGCTGCTTTTCGTTCAAGATTGAACTTGCCCATCAAACTTTTTACAGGGTCAACATATGTTGATATATCTGTTCCTACAGTGAACACACCATCAACGATTCCCGATAATACGGATGCAATGTATCCGTTGCGGTCGATGTATCCTTCTTTAATTAACGGTTCAGTTGCATAACGTCCGAGTGTCCATGTTTTGCCAGCAATTTGCGGCAAACCAGCATCATGTGCTTTGCGTGCTTCTTCTAATGCTTTACCTTCTGGGAAAAATCCGCCGCCAACATCAAGACTTCCTTCAGTGACAGCTTGTTTGATTATTTGGGTAAGAATGTTTCCTTCGATTACGGTCTTTTGATAATCTTCCCAATCGTACATAGGAACAGTAAACGTTCCAATTGTTCCGCCTTGATGCGTAAGTGCGTATTCGATAGTGTTTTTTAATGCTTGTGCTGATGCAAGGAAACCTGTAGCTATTGTTTTGCTTGTAGCACGAACTGGTTTGCCAACAATATCTTTGATGCTGATGCGTGTTGGTATGGTGATTCCTGCTGATTCAATTTCAATTCCGCCTGCAGGACCAATATGGTCTGGTGCAAAAAACCCTAAAACTTTGAATGGTGCGCCAAGTACTCCACCAAGTGTTGCGCCAGTTGAGGAAACACCGAATTTGAAATCTTCGATTAGTGTTGCAGCAAATTTTTCTCCAGCTGATAAATCTGGGTTAGTTAATGCTGCGCGTGCAATCATCATGTTATTTAGTGTTTTGAATTTTGCTGGCAAATCTATGCGCGCATCAAACTTGCCTGTTCGATTCCCTTCCATGTCGAACGTGCCTTTTGCAATCATCCCTGGGATTGCGTCCCATTCTTCTTGGGTTTTGGACAGATATAGTTTGACTACTTGAACTTCTTGCAAGTTCATTAGTTCTGATGCGTCTTTGATTTCTGGCACTGGGATACTACGCCAGTTAAGTCCATTTTCCCATGTTGGGTCTACTTTGTCCCACCAGTCTGGTTGATGGTCTTTTCGTACAGCCATTTCTTGCGGGGCGATACGAAGAAGGTCTGCAAGAGTGAAATCTTGTTGCGGGTCTTGTGCAGGGTTTGAACCAACAGGAATGTTTTCTCTGCTGCGCAGAGCATCGCTGTGTGCTAACGCTTGACGTTGCGAGTTGATATGAATTTGTGATGGGTCAATTGGTGCGTCAGACAGTCCAACTGATGCAGTGATTTCTGGGTTGGTGTAGTAACTGCCGTATGTTGCTTTTGCTAAACGTTCAGCATGGTCAGCGGTGAACTTGTATGGGTATTGTTCTTTTTGTTTTGCAATTAGTTCTGCGGCGCGTGCTTCTGCTTCGAGTTGCTGAATGGTTTCTCTCATGTGAGCGGCTGATTTTCTAGTTCAAGCAACAATTGCAACACAGCCGTGTTCGGATATTTTGAGTACACATACCGCACTTGGTTGATGAGGTCTTGTTTTCCGCCAGCCATCAACGTATCTGGAAGTGGTGTTACGAGTGCTTCTGCGCCTGGACCTGCACCCATTGGATTACCTGCGGTCACTGGTTCTAGTGGGCGTTCTGTTGGTCGGTCCAACGGTCCAAGTGAACCTGGGGCTACGACTGGTGCTTGTGGTGCTCCCATTGGTACGGCTTGTTGTGCTGCGCGTTGTGCGCCAGCTTCACCATAGGTTTGACCTGGTGCTGCTGTTACCGCCATCTTTTTTGTTGGGTTTTGCAAATCGGTTCGATTAGCGTATGTTGCCATTTATAGTCTTCCCCCTAGTGAAAGAACTGCTCCTGGTGTGTTTGGTTGTTGTGTGACTGCTGCACCGCCACCGCCGAGTTGTGCGAGTAATCCTTGGATGTTTGGTGGTCCTGCTGGTGGTGCTGCTTGCATTTCTGCTCCCATTCCTGGCATAGCAAGTCCTGGCATTGTTTCTGGTGCGCCTTGTGGAGCCATTGCTGCTTGGCGTTCTTGTGCGCGTTGTTGTGTCATTTGTACTGCTTGGTAGATTGGGACGTTTTTTTCAATGGTGAGCATTGTGAGATACGCCAAATCGTCTGGCTGATAAGGTCCGTTAGGGTCTGCGGCTTGGGTTTGTATGGAGGACAGTAGTGCAGCTTCCATGGACTCAGCAGTAATGCGGTCTTTTTCCAGTTCGGGGTCTGTGATGAGTGGGTCAGCTTCGCGAGCAGATTCTTTAGACATAAGCCCAGTGCCGAGACGCTGACCAAGACCAACGATAAGACCGTTAACGTCCGAACCAGATGACGGATAGTTGACATAGTGGAAATCAGTTTCGAAAGTTTTGTTCGGTACATAGTGTGTCATTCCCCCTGATACTCGTCCTGGGATAAAGAATGATTTCTTTTGGCTACCCCAATATGCTTTTTCAATTCCGATAGCAATCTTATCTTCTTCGTAGAGTGCTTGTTCAAATATTGCTTGTGCTTCTTGTACACGGAAGTCAACTGTTGCTGATAGTACGTTTTCGCCGCGGCGACCTGTACGAATGTTTGTTCCTGATTCTCCACCGAATTCTGCTGGGATTGCACCTTCGAGTCGTTCTTGGCGTTCGAGTCGGTCAAGTGCTGTGTCGGTTTTGTATCCTGGGTTTGTTTGCAGTTGTTGGATGTCGCCACCTTTTACTACACCGAGTTGTCCTGTTTTGCCGTCAGCGAGTTGGATGATTTCTGGGTTTTCGCCTGGGCGTGATACGAGGTATTCGTCTGGGAAGATGCCGCGTTCGATAGCAATTTCGGTGAGGGCTTGTAGGCGTGCGCGGGTGAAGTACATTCCGAGGATGCCGTCGTATTGTCCGCGTGGCTGGTCGAGTGTGATGCGTGATGGGACTACAGCGAGTGGCATGCCTGTGCGGTTTGGGATGCGTTCTAGTTCTACGGTTTCTAAGCCCGCGCGTTCTGGTGGTGTGAGCCCTTCTGTTAGTGGTGCGCCCATAACGCAGATTACGATTTCTTGGTCGTCGACATATTCGAGGATGGTGAATCTGGTGTCGAAGGTGAGTTTGCCCATTCGGAGTTTTCCGATGACTTGTTCACCGTAATAGTCGATGAGCCATTGTGCGGTTTTGGTATAGGTGAAGATGCAGTCGTCTGGGACTAGGTTGTCTGGGTCTTCTGATGGTGCAGCGTAGGTGTCGAGTGGGTTGCGTACTGCCCATGTTGGTTGTAGTTTGCGGAAATCTGGGCGGAGCATTACTGGGCTTGATGAGTATGCAAGGAAATGGCGTGCGCGGCGACGCATCTTCAGGTTCATCTTGTTGTGGTCCCAGTAGGATAGGATGACTTTTTTGCGTAGGCGTGCCATTTCTTGTGAGTCAAGGTTGCCTTGTTTTACTGGTGGGAAGAATGGCATTGGCATCGTTGATGCGATACGCATTGATGTTTGGTCGAGACCTTGGATGAGTAGGTTTGCTACGTTTGTGCGTGCGTTGCGGTCTAGTTCTGAGAGTGGGATTACTACGTCGCCGTTTGCTAGGTCGCGTACTTCACGCATGCGACGCAGGATTGGTCCTTGTTCTTCGCGTCGTGCGTTGTAAAGTTCGACAATTTGTTCGACGGATAGCACTTAGAGTAAACTCCTTGGTTTTTTGATGACTAACGCAACTGTACTATATTAGCCTTGTAGCATCCATGTTGGTCGCCATTGTCGTGGTGGAAGTTTTACTCCGCTGACGTTGGGGAAGTGTAGTTCTGCGAACCAGTTTGCCATTACGAGGTCGGTTCCGTTTTTCTTGTCTGGTGTCCATTTGGTGAGTTCGTCTACGAGTGCGAGTGTTTTCCAGTTGCCGCGCATTGATGGGAGTCGGACTGCGCCTGCACGGTAGAGCGGTGGGAGTAGTGCTTCGATGCCAAGTTTTTCGTCGAATTTGTTTCGGTGTGTGGTGTGCGGGATGATGTTGACCATTTGGCGTGTTTGCCATTTACGTACAAAGTCGTGGGCTAACAGGAAGCGTTGAGCTGCGTTTACCTCTACCACGATGTGTGATACAGGGTAGCCGTATGCGAAGGCACGGTTAGTCCAGTCTTCTAATAGTCCTGAATATGTTTGTGATGTGGTGTCATATCCGAGAAGTTCTTCGGCTGTGAGCTTCACTCGCTCAACATCTATCAAATAGCGGAGGTTGGTGTGGGGTTGGTAGAGCCACCATTGGATTCCCCAGAACTGCGATGGTGACGGGTCGACGGTGATGATAGAGATGACGGGTGGTCCGAGTCCTTCAGGGATTTGTCCTGGGAGTCTGTCGTTATCGATGCAACCTTGGTAGAGAACACCGTCTGGTCCTAGCCCTCCTGTGACCCAAACACGTGAAATAAGGTTGGTGTCGTCTGCGTCGTCTTCTTGTTGGTAAACAACTTTGAAGGTTCGCGGGTTTGAGTAGCGGATATAGGACAAATCTTTCCAAGAGAGACGCTGCGGGTCTAGTAATGGTCCTTCTGGGTACGGTTTTGCGTCATAACGGCGGGAAGCTGGACCTGTGTCTAGTTCTTCGTAGTATGCCTTATACACAATGTGCTTGTATTTCTGGCTTTTAGATGGTTCTGTGGCTGCTAGTGACTCTGGTGTGGTCATGTCCATACCGTCATAGTCAGCTTCGTCTACGTCGTAGGAGATTTTGTTGAGACAGTGGGCGTATAGGTCGCCTGTTCCTAGTCTTTGTCCTACTACTGCGAGTAGTCCTGCGGGGTCTACGCGGGCTTCGGCTACTTGGTCCCAGCGTTCGAGCATTTTGTCGCGGGTTGCGCCTTCACGGGCGTTGTCTACGGATGCTACGTCGTCAAATAGGCATAGGTCGGCGCGGTGTCCGATGTATTCTGAGTCAATTCCGTATGCACGGACGGTTGGTTCTTTGTTGTCTAGCCCGTTTCCGTCTAGTTGTTCTACTACGAATTCTTCTGCACGCCATAATGCGCCTTTGTCGGATGGTTTGAAGCGTCCGTAGTCGATGGATAGGCAGCCGATTGCGTCTACTGCTAATCCTTTTTTGACTATTTCTGGGTCTGGGTGGATTGGTTGTGGGCGTTCGAGGGTTTCGCGGATGCGTCGTGAGTATTGTTTTGCCATTGCTTGGCTGATTGAGCCAATCATGACACGGATTGCACGGTTTCTGACGATTGCCCATACTGCAACATCGTGGAACAAAGTGGATTTGCCTGCGCCTGGTGGGACGTTGAGGACTACGAATTCTTTTTCGGGGTGTTCTAGGAGTTCTACGAGTTTGATTGCGGCTTCTACTTGCCATGGTGAGGGTACTCGTCCGAGGTAGTAGCGGCGGAAGAAGTCGAAGTCTTCGAGTCCGCGTTGTGCTTCTGGGCAGAGTCGGCTGAGTGGGATGGCTGGGGGTAGGTTTGTGGCTTCGTCGAGGTCTTGTTCGTATTGTTTGTGTTGTACGCCGCCGCCTTTGCCACGTACTCGGGTTGCTTCTAGTACTGCTTGGTCTAGTTTTGCTTTGGCTGCTTTGGATTTTGCTAACCAGTTTGAGCCTGTGTTGATGTGTACGCCTGCGATGCGTGAGGCTTCGGTGATTGATGAGCCTGCTGCTATGGCTGCGAAGAATCTTGCTTTGTCTTCTGGTGCGACTTTGCGTTTAGTTCCCATGTAGGGACAACCTTATACGACTGATGGATTATTTTTTGTGCGGGCAGCGAGTTTTTTGGCTTCTGCTTTGCTCATCATTTTTTCGATGATGTTTGGTTCTACTTTTGCTCCAGCTTTTTTCAATTCTTGTTTAAGCATTTCTGCAACGACACTAGGATTTTTCCCTTGTAGTGTTACTTCTCCTACTACTTTTCCTGGTGATGCGGAACTTGTTGCTACTGATGGTGGGAATTGGATGATTGGTCGACCTGATTCGGTGAACTGTGGTGTCTTAGAAGTCTTTGGGTAGGCAGGTAGGTCTGTTGTTTTCTTTGGTGTTTTGACTACATATATTGAACCGCCACCTGCGGGTGGTTGAATACCCCTATCGACCCATGAACTACCTTCTGCGTATCCTGTTACGACGCTTTGTGTTGAACCTTGAACGTTTAATGGGACATCTGTTCGCATGCCGAAGACACGTTTTTCGTTTGGCATTGCACGTGAGTAGCTTGGTTTTAGTTCTTGGATACCGCGGACTGGTGAGCCGTGTACGAGTACGGTTTGTCCTGTTAGTTTGTTTCCGATTCGTGCAGGGATTCCTGATTTGATTGCAGAGTTAATTCCTAGTTCGATGCCTTTTCCTGCAACATATGCGCTTCCTGTGATGAGTGCGTCGACTGCAGCTGACTTGGATAGTTCGGTTAGGGATTGGCGGTCACGGTTGACTGCTGCACCTAATGCTTTGCGGGTTGTGTTGGCGTAAGGGTTGAGGTAGGTGTTGGCGATAGATATGCCTTGTCCTAGGGTGCGTAAGCCTTTGTCGCCTGGGGTTACTGCTTGTGTTTGTCCTGCTGCGGTTCTGCCTGATGCGACGATTCCTGATGCCCAGTTGACAACATCGGATGGTGATGGTAGGTCTAAACCTTTTGGTTTGTCTGCTACGGATTGTTTGTAGGAGGCTAGTGAGCCTTGGTAGTCGGGGCGTTTTGGTTGTTTAGCCACTATTTTTTCCTTATTGTATTGGCGCGTGCTGCACCTTTAACCATGCCGCTGATGATTGAGGATTGTAGTTTTTGGTCGGCTTGGATTGCTCGACTGATTTGCCCTGCTAGTGGTGAAAAGTTTTGTGAGGTTTCCCATGCGGCTTCCATAGTGTCATAGGTTCGTTTTGTGTAGTTACTGATTGGGAATTCTTTAACTACTTTCATTGCTTTGCTTGACATTTGTTCGGCTGCTAAACCTTTGGCTGCAAAAGCGTCCATTGCTGATGCGGCTTTGCTGGTGTCTACGATGTTGGACATAATGTTTTTGGCTGGGGTTTTGACTACATATGCCGAGCCTTTGCCTGCACCTGCAGCTATTTGGGCGTAGTCGGTTACTGGTAGAACGTTTTGTATTTCTGGTTTGTAGCTAAATACTTTTGGTGTTTCGGCTGAGGTTGTGCCAATGTTCTTCATGTTGGCTAAAAATGATTCGGTGTTTTTCCCGATTTGTGGGGTGAGTTTTGATAGCCCTGATTCTGAACCGTGGATTCCGTAATACATTGGGCGTGCGGCGGATACGGCTTTTCCGACAAGTTTTCCGATTGCTGCGCCACCTACTTCTTGGATTGCTAAATCTTTGATTACGTTGGTTACGTGTTTGCGTGAGGTATCGGTCATGCCGATGGAGGTGTTGAGTGGTGTTCCTGAGCCTGCGAACATTCCTGTGTTTGCGCCACGGTTTTCTGTTACGACTTTTGTTCCACCAGGTTTTACACTTGATACTGTTGCTTGTTTGAAATCTGCGAGTGAGCTGTTCCAGTCGACACCTTGAATGTTTGGTGGTGTTTCAGATTTCTTTTTTGGCATGTTGCAAGAGTAACATAAATGATGCTACTATCTGTTTCCAACTTCACAAGTCGTCACTGTCGGGATGATAGCGATGCACGCAGGGCTGTACCACGGTTGCATGTGGCGGGGCGTAAACAGGGGAACCTGGGTTGGCTTCTATTCTTTGAAATAGGAGAGCAACGTGATGAACGGTATATCATCGAACAAAGGTGTCGGCTAAAATTGGCTACGGCGACCTTCCGCGGGGGCGGGAACTGTGGGGGAGAGCAACGTACTGCTTGTTGTGGGGTTGCCGCCAACGGCAGGGTTACTAGCGCGCCCTGACGGGCTTGCTGGCATAGAAGGAAGGTGAGGGTCATGTGGCGAGTCTCCAAGTTGAGAGCACCCTTTTCTTTGCATCCCTCCCCAACCGTATCACAGAACCTAGCTTTCACACCAAACTTAGTACTAAATAACACACCCCCCACCCAGCAAAAAGAGTGAAACCGTCGAGCGACGATAACCTACCCCACCCCCCACCCCAGTGGCTCGGCATACCCCTAGTTGCTGATATATCACGGTATGGGCAGGCTGATATATCACCGATAGATGTAAGGTTCACCTAACAAAAGTTAGGCTGACCTAACAGATGTGAGGCGTACCTAACAATTCACAAACGCACTAGCCTGCTTGCAATAGTTAGCACACTGCTAGCAAAAGTACGCAGAGAGCAAGGTCGCCTAGTGAGAATGGTTCTCATTTTGTGTGTGTCGAGTGTTGTGGTTTTGCGAACGTGTGTTTGGTTTTGTGTTGGTGATATATAACGGATATATGAGGGAAAAGACTTGACAAGTGTAGTACTGTTCGCTATAGTTGTAGTTGTAAGGGATAAGCCACTACGGAAGGGAAAACAATGACACGCAAAGACTACGAAGCAATTGCCGAAAGACTGGCAAGACTAGCCGACAAGTACCAATACGACGAGGGCAAGAACATTATCGCCGAAGTCGTGGAAGATTTAGCGGAAGTGTTCGCCGAAGAAAATCCTCGCTTCAACTTTGACAAGTTCGTGACGGCTTGCGGGCTAGTAGTTTCCCGCCCGCCCGTAAACTTCCTCTAGACAATTTCCCCGTGCGCTGTAGGCGTGCCGTTCAATCGGGAC